CTGTGGATATATGGCGACATAATCAAATAGGCGATTTACCCAACGACGGCGACGACAACGAATCCATTGACGAAAAAAAATTAGATCAGTTAGTAAAAGCAAATAATGGTCGCCGAGTCATATGCTTTACTCATAAGCATAAATATAAAAAGAATATAGAACTTATAAAAAAAGCTAACGAGAACGGATTCACAATTAACTTAAGCGCTAACAATTTAGACCATGCCGACGAATTAGCAAAACACGGACTCCCCGTTGCCGTGGTAGTTGATAAACATACAACGGCGACCCCACAAGGACGACCCGTTGCAATGTGCTTGAGTCAGACAAAAGGACTCACTTGTAAGCAATGCAAGTTATGCTCAGTTAACACTAGAAAGACAATAGTTGGATTCCTTAAACACTAAGGAATCCAACAACACAGATTCCAGGAGCTTCAACTCCTGGACTCAACCCAGATTAAATTTCCTTTGACTCCTAATCTTATAATTTAATCTGGGTTTTTTACTAAATCGTTATCCCGAACCCCGACCCCGAATATTGGCTTAAAAATCCCGACCCGATCTGATGTATACTTTATCATTGAATCTATTAGTCCCGAAAAATTGTCCCCGAAATATAAGCAAGGTATCCCCGACCCCGACCCGATGTCCACCGACCCGAGTCCTTTGGTCGCCAACTCCCGACCATATTGCCCCGAAAATAAATATAGGTGCGAGGTCGAGAGGGGGTTGACCAAGTAAAAACTTACACCCCCCGATTTAAAATACCCGAAATTCCAAGCAATTTGTTGAGCAGATATAGAAACTCTGTTAGTTTTTGTTACTTTTAGTTCTATCCAAAACGGCAAATGATCTGCACAGATATGCACATCGGGAATGCCACCACCTAAACGATTTTCAATTCTTGTTGTGTGCCAACTGCTTGGTAGATTTTTTCTTACTCTGTTCCACAGAAGACCTTCTGGTTTTTGTGTCATCTATTACCTCTGCATCTATAAATGCTTGTGGGTGTTTACTTCTTAATTCTTGTAATCTGTTTTCAATTTCTTCTCTACTCATTCCATCAATTGCGTGATAATGATTTGTTTCTCTTCTATCAATAGTTAATCCACCTAAGGAGCTTCTAATTTTTTCTGCATTGATGCTTGCAGTATATTGACCTTCCTCTTCTGCTCTCTCTCCTAATTCTTTAAATCTTTTTAATTGTCCAATTAAAGTAACACCATATTTTTTCTCTCTCTCTTCACGAAGTTCATTTATATATTCAGTAATGTGAGGAAACATTTTAGGATTTAACAGTTTGTTTGCTTGTATCCTTGCAATACCATTTGTATCAGAATATCCTGCCTTGCGAACACATTCTGCATTACTATAAACACCTTCTACAAAGTATTTAGCAAACTCTTTTTGTCTGTTAGTAAGTTTACGACCAAAGTCTTCTTCTATTTTTTCAATCTTATTTTTACTAGTCATACTCTTATATATACTGAACGAATCTAAAAAAGAAAATAGTTTTTTTAAAATTGGAAATTGCAATCGGTCAGAATATCTGGTTCGTTACACTTTTTGTGCAACGAAAACATAGCAAGTGTAACGAGTAGTGTAACGAGTCTTATCTTCTGTAAGTACTGTATTTCTGGTCTTTTTAACTATATTATTTTAGTTCGTTACACTTTTACACTTTTTTTCGTCCATATTTTGATTTTTAAAACATAAAAATATATTTGAGCAGTATATATATAAAGTGTTTCGAATAGACTTGCAAAAAAACTAACATTGATGGTATACTATGGTATTATTAATTTAACTAGGAGTTACTATGAGTAATTTTAACAATGAAGATAAAAAAATTGCGACTAAACATTACAGTCAATTAATCGGTCATACGATTGAGGAGTTTCACTTCCCAGAAAATGACCACGCATTAAATCCATTTCCTATTTTTGTGACAAGAGATAAGCAAGGCAAGACTTGGCAAATTGATGTGAGTTGCGATCAAGAAGGCAACGGTGGTGGTTTTTTATTCATTCAAAAAGATAAGGAGAATAAAAATGATTAGTGAACATTTGATGAAGAAATATTTTGATAGATGGACTAACAGTAGTTACGACGACGATGTCGTAACTACTAGTATCGGTTACAACTATATAGACAATCAAGAAGATTATGAAATGCAGTTATGGTATTTAGAAGACCCTACGAATAAAACTAGAGAGCAACAAAAGTTCGGTTATTCTACTTACAAATTAAGAATAAGAAAAGATGTATGCGAGGTCACAGAACAAGAGATGAAGGAATACGATTTAGTAAGTGACGACAAGCATTTCATATTGTGGACAAATGACTTTGATGCATTGATGACAGTATTACGAAAGTTTTATCCCGAGTCGGTGGACGATCTACCACTTGTCGATAGCGATAGTTTCATAAAACAAATGTCCAATATTTTGCAAAACTTTTGTACAAAGAATAATCTGCCACAGTATGATCCAGACGATTTAATGTACGATACAAAAATATCTCTTACGAAAAAACAAAGAAGATTTTTAATTTCTTACAAAGATTTATGGGAGGAAGGTGAAGTATGAAAGTAAATACAAATATATGCAAGAAAGTAAAAAATATTATCTTGTGGAAAGTTTATCACGATGAACAAACTTGTTTTGAGTACCTTTGGCAAAAATTACTTTGTTATGACAAAAGAAGTTTTACAGAATATTTCAATGAACAACATAACATTGTAATAGATGAAAATGTAAATGGAATGAGTTTCAAAGAGTTTTTACTTTTATGCATTGAGTACAATGTCGGTGGTTATTTCACTAATGATAATGGAGAGAAAGTATGAATAAAAAATATTATGTAAGCGAAAGTGCATTTATAAATGTATCGTGCGCCCTTGCAAAAAGAATGATGGAAGAACGATTAGGGGATAAATATCCCCTAATGTTCGAAGATCACGGAAACAGTTACAATGAAGAAGGTCAAGAACACTTCAATCAATTGTACGATAAAGTGCAGAACATTCTTGAAGATGCAGATATTGTCCCGAACGATGTTGAAATACAAATATCTTTAACCCGATTAGAAAACGCAGTTAAAGATATAAAAGAAAATTGGATTACACCAAACGATTTTTCTATCACAAGTCACACTAATGCAGAATATAAGGGTATGTATATGGCACTTGATATGTTGGTGAAACATTTTAAAGAAATTAATGAGGAGAAAAAGTATGACTGAAAAAATAAATATAAAAGAGAATATTAAGAACTATAGGATAAGGGAGTTA